TTCGGCGTCGCCCCCAAAGGCAGACCGCCGAGGACCGGGTTAGCCGATGAAGATCCGAGAGGATTGCCGAAGGGGCCGGGCATTAGAAGCCTGCACCCTCGGCGCGGAACACGACGCCGGTGTTGGTCACGCCAATAGCCACATACATGGTTTCGGTCGGTCCCAGGATCAGCGGAGCCGAAACCGTGTAGCCGAAGTCAACGCCGCCATTGGCCGTGGTCTGGGCGACGGTGTAGGCCGGCAGAAGGACGGACTTGATAAACCGTTTGGTCGTGCCGCCATCGGGGGACACATAGAGCTGGCATTCCGTCGCGGTCGGGGTGGCGCGGGCCAGAGCCGTGATCTTGCTCACCACAGCGCCATTGCCGCCCGTGCGGGAGTTCTGCACCGTGACAGCCGACCCGCCGCCCGAGGCCGTGGACGTGGCGTTGGAACCGTGGATGAAGGTGTAGGTCGAGGAGTTGGTGACCGTGACCTGGTACGCACCAGCCGGTGTAATGCCGCCGACAGCCGTAGCGCCCGCGACAAAGATGGTGTCACCGGTCGAAAGGCCGTGGTTGGCCTGCGTCACCGTGACGGTGGCGGTGCTGATGACCACGCTGAACGGGTTCGGGTTCAGCAGAATCTGCGGAGCCAGCAGGACCGAGTTGGTCGGCGTATCGGTGTAGTTCGAGTTCGCCGTAATTGCGACAGCGGTAGCCGTCCAAGGGGTCTGCGGAAGGACGGCGGAATTGGTGACAATCGCCGGGTTCTGAAGTGCGGCCATGGGTCAGGCTCCTAGAAGTTAAGTGCCCAGCAGACCGCGAAGGCCTTGTCTGCGGCTTGGATGGTGGCGGCGCGGGAGGCCTGGTCGGTGGCGTAGTCGCTGATCAGGGCGACGGTCGGCTGCTGCCACGAAGGCGTTGTGCCGTTGGAAAACAGGAAGGTATTGGCGACCTGACCGGGCAGACTGCCAATCGACAGCGCCCATGCCTGAGCGTCCACATAGGCCTTGTTGGCGACGTCGGTGGAGTTGATCGGGCTGCCGACACTGGTGAGGACCGAGGACCCGAAGTCGGTGAGCTTCTGTTTGTAGACGTTGGCCCCATCGCAGATGACAGTGACAATCTCGCCGGGCTGAAGGACCGCGTTGGTCGATCCGCCGGTCGTAATGGTCAGGGCGCCGGTGCAGGCATTCCAGACGGTGTAGTGCTTGGACACGCTAGGGATCGTGACCGTATAGGCCCCAGTGCCGGTGCATTTCAGGATCGCCGCGCGGGCCTCATCGGCCACATAATTGGCGCTCACAAGAGCATAATTGGCCGTCAGGGCCTTGGTCACCCATCCGGCAATGGCGAAGTCGAACCGATCAAAGGCATCGTTCAGATGCGCCTCGCCCCAGGTGTTGGTGTTCGCGCCCGCTGTTTGCTTTTCAACGCGCAGACTGGCTGTGGGTCCGGTGCTCATTAGATCGAAGCCCCTGTGTCAATTCGTATCCAGTTCGTGCCGTCGCACTTAGCCAGCGTGTTCAGGTCCGACACGTCAGCGACGCAGCCCGTGAAATTCACCAACTGAGCCCGTGGCAATTTGGCCGTAGTGGCGCGGTAGACAGCGCCGGGAGCCTGCGGGTTCTGGAGGGCGAGGACGGCGTTACGCAGCTCGGTGAGCAGGCCAGCGACCTCAAGGTCCAGGTTCTGCGGGACGGGTCGGATGGCCGGGAGTTGGGGCGTGATGGGCGAGGTCATTTACCAGCCCCGGGTGATCGAAAACCCGCGCCGATTGCCCAGAGAGATGATCCCAGGCTCGGTCGAAAGGGTCACAAGGGCGTCGGATCGGGCTTCCTTGGCCTTGGCCTTGGTCACCGCTTCTTCGTACTTGGCCGACCAGACCTGGAGCCCGTCCGCGTCTTTCAGATAGACAGCAGCTTCACGAAGGGCGCCGTACAGATAGACGTTGGGATAGAGCGACAGCAGAAGGTTTGTCGGGTTGGCGTCGGACAGGGTTTCGCCATTGCTCATCCGAAGCGTCATCGAATAGGCGATGTCGCAGGGACGCTCAAAAGCGATGTTTGAGCCGTCGATGCACCAGGTCAGTGGGATGCCGGGCGAGGTGTAAGTCACCAGCAATTCGGGCATCACAAAGCGCAGGGGATCGCCGCGCCCATAGGACCAGTTTATCCAGAGGTTGCGGGCTTCTCGAAAACCTGCGGGGATGGCGATGTAGCGCGAACCCGGCGTCGCCGTCAGGGCCTTGTCCTGATCCTCATCGCGCAGGTTGAAGTGACTGTTAATGTCAGCCTCAGCCAGCGTGATGAAATCCGGGATGACCGATGTCAGGTCACCGCGCTCAAGGAAATTGGCAATCGCCGTCTTGAGGTCGCTAAAGGTCGCAAGGGCCATTAGGTTTGCGGATCTTCTTCGGTCCAGGCCAGCGAAATATCCAGCGAACCGCCTGACGGCATCGCAACGCTGTTCATGCCGAGGGCCAGATATTCCGTCGAAAGCTCGCACATCGGAGCTTTGTCGTTCTGCCAGGTGTATTGGAGGATCAGACGGTCAATGCCGCCGTTCGCAGCCGGGGCGATGTTGAGACGTCCGCCATCCAGCATGGTGCCAGTGCCGACCGTGGGCGCCGCTGTGCCGTAGTGAACAAGGCTCGCCGTTGCAGCCGGGTCGGTCGTGGAAGATGCCGTTTTGGTGATGTTGGTCGAAGTGCCGCCCGTGGCCGCAGCGGTCCGCTTGAACAGGTAAAGACCGATGTTCGAGGCCGAGGTCGCCGTACCCGACACAATAATGGACTTCAGGCGAATGATCTTGTTGGCAGATCCGCCGAGGATCACCAGATCGGTTGCAGTGCCAGCGAAGGTCTGGTTGTAGATGAACGCGCGATAAGTGTTGCGCTCAGGCTCATTGTCGGCGGACGGGATGTAGTAGTTTTGACCACCACCGACCACGACGGCGAGACTTCGGATTCCGTCCCTGAGTTTTGGAAAAGCGTTAGCCATGGTGGCCTCCAGAGAAGGCAGGCCGAGCCGAAGCCCGGCCCACTAGTTACGGGTTGACGACGCCGGAGACGGTCTTTTCAGGCCGGAACCAGAAGACCGTGTAGGTCTCTGCGGCGGGGTCGAGAGCGCCGCCCGTGGCATTCGTGAAGGTCAGGGCCAGCGTGTTCGCAGCCGAGACGCGGGCGTTCGTGACACCCAGACCAGCGGTGAGGCTGGGCTTGTTGACGGCGACATAATCGCCAACCTTCAGACCGGGGATGGTGAAGGTCTGTTCGGCAGACGTATTGATCGCCACCGAGGCCACATCGAGGGAAATGGTCATCACCCCGAAACGGTCTTCATTGATCATCGCGCCCATGTGCGTTTTCCTTTCAAACAGGCGTGAGAAAGGGGGCCGGTGTTACCCAGCCCCCAGGCTCATCAGTTGTTGTGGAGACGCACCGCGAGTTGCGGACGGATGGTCTTGTAGCCGTAGAGGACATCAAGACGAGTGGGGAACTTGTCGTTATTGATGTCGTACTGGCGGACAATCCGCATGGAGATGCCGTCCAGCACTTCACGGGCCGAGAAGTCTACGCCCTTGGGCATGACCAGGTCGGCGGTGGCGAAGGCAAAGGCGTCCTTCTGGTACAGCAGCGTCGTGCCGACGGCGGTCGAGGCGGTGCCGAGGAAGGAGATGGCGGCGGTCGAGGACGTGGACGGAATGACCACGTTCTGCTTGGCGCCACCAGCGATGATCGAGGGCGAGATCGAGACCGAGCCGCCGCCGCCAGCATAAGCCGCAGTCACGACGAACTGCTGGAGAATGCCGGTGTTGGCCTTCGATTCCGGATGAACCTTGAAGACGTTGGCGATGGTGAAGACGTCACCCTTGACCAGAGCGCCGGTGCCGGTGGCGACGGTGATGGCCGAGTAGGCCGTGCCGTCAACCGCAATGGTGCCGGTCGTGGTGTTCGTGGTGTAGGCGGTATTGCCCGCGCCACGGGTGAAGGTCGGCCACAGGGAGTTCTCCATGAAGTCGAAGCCACCAGTGCGCCCCACGAAGCCTTCGCGGTTCTGCTTGGCGATGGTCGACTGGTCGTTGAACAGGCCCTTGAGGTTGTCCACGAGGTCCACGTTGTCCTGAGTGTTCAGGTTCGCGGAGCGGTCGTTGATGGGCGCCAGGGCATCCATCAGGATCTTGCGGCCGGCCAGAACCTTGCCCATCGTCGCAGCAGCGCCACCGTTCCAGATGGATTGATAGACGTCGGTGGCCATCGTCATGGCGTCGGCTTCGATGTTCGCAGCCAGAACCGACATGGCCGGGTCGAGGATGCGCTTGGAGAAGTCGTCCAGGGACAGGGTGAGATCCACCGAGGTGAAGTTCAGGTCCACGCCCTTCTGGGTGGCGACGGTCAGGTCGGTGGAGCTTTCAGCGGTGTCCTGAGCCGAGAGGGTGGCGCCGGTCCGGACCGTGTACTGGTTGGGCAGGCGAACCTTCAGGGTGGAGCCGATGCGGGCGCCTTCCTGAGCGAAGCTGTCGTCATAGGAACGGTTGATCGAACCGACGAAGTTCAGCTTCTGGTGAAGGATACGAAGGGCCTCGCGGGTCACCTTCGTAGGAGTCAGAATTGTATTAGCCATTGTGGCGTTCTTTCAATGAGATAGCGCGTCTCACGACGGGCTGATGAGGGGGATTAACGCCCTGCGGCCTTGGCCAATTGGGCATTGCGACGCCGCGTCCACTCCTCGACCGGAAGGCTGTCATCGAGGCCGGGCTTGTAGCCGTTGGCTCTCCCACTGACAGTTGCAGCAGGTTTGACAGCCGCCAGTTTTGAGGCTTGGGCGGCAGATGTTTGCTTGGCTTTCAACGCAGCCAGCTCGGTCTCGGCCTTGTGGAGCCGGGCCAGAACCTTGAAGGATCTGACGTCGGGTGTCCCATCGGGGTTGACCAGACTGTCTCGCAGTTCTTCCCCGCTGAACCCGAAATTCTGGGCGGCATACGTGGCAAGAGTGTTGACGAGTTGCGGTGACCAGCCTTCGACTTCCTTGGCGAGGATCGCGTCTGCCTGGGCGATAGCGTTGGCGGTTGCCCGCTCACTGGTCGCCTTGAGATCGGCCTCAGCCTTGGAGATTGACCCCTCAAGGCCCGCCTTGGCGTCCCTGAGTTGCTGCCACTGCATGGCCTGTTGCGCCACCCATGCCGCGACTTGCGGATCAGAGGTGTCGTACTGGTTCCAGTTCGTGGCGGAGAAAGCCTCAATCTGCTGGTCGATCAGAGCGAGGTTAGCCCGTTGTGTCGCGGTCGCTTGAAGAACCTCGGCTTGCTGGGCGATCTCGGTTGCCCGTGATGCCAGTGCCTTGCGTTCCTCCGCCAGCGCCTGCGTCTTGACGGTGTAGTCGGCCTGCCGAAGAAACGAGTCCTTCAGGTCCTTGGGAACCTTGTATTTCTTCCCGTCGTGGTCGATCTCCTCGGTATCGTCTTCGGGTTGGACCTCATCGGTCTCCTTCGACGTATCAAGGTCGTCGTCTTCGCTGATCTGATCATCAGCGACTTCCGCCTGGTCGAGAACATCATCGTTCTCAACGTCGGCCAGATTGGTCGCGTCTTCGTTTTCCAAGGTAGGTTCCATCTAAGGGAAAGGCGCGTCATCACGACGGGCCTGAACAACCGGGCTTTAGACCCCCGGAAGGTGTGAGGGCTTCGACATGGCGGTCATCCGCTTTGTCTCGGCCTCAAAGGCTGCGATCTGGAGCTTTTGGGTTTCCAGGGACTTATCCTGTTCCATCGCCTGAAGCTTTTGCTGCATGGCTTGAAGGGCTTGGGCCTGCTGCTGCATCATCTGGCCGGCCTGTTGCAGTTGCGGGTTCGGGGCTTGTTCGCCACCAGCCGCGCCCATCGCCGTCTTCAGGCGCTCGGCAATCTCATCAGCGCCCGGCCAGTCAAGGTTCTTGACCAGCAGGTCACCGATCACCGGAGCTGCGTCAGGATAGGCCCTGATCAGGTCGATCATCTGGCTTGCGGCTTCCTGCCTCATTGAAGCGAAGGACGGCCCAGCCGAGACGGTCAGGTCATAGCGACCAGCGCCCAGATCGTAGATCTTCTCGATCTCCTGCATTTCGCCAGTCTGCGGGTCTTTCTGTTGTTCCGTGGTCGGCTGGTTGACCGGCTTCATGTCGGTATCGCCGTCCTTGCCGACGATGCGAACCACACGGGGAACCGAGTAAACCTTCGGGATCAGGTCAATCAGGATGCGGCCTGAGTGGCGAATGGCCCGCGACAGGTTGTCGATGAAATGGAATGTCGCCGTGTCCGACTCCATCTGACGAGCGACAATGGCCTTGCCGGACGTTTCATTGGACCGAGCGCCGATGCTGGCGTCGTACATGCCGAGCACGGACTTGATGTCGTCAGAAGCGTTCAGGGCCTCCTGGATCATTCCGGCAGGCACGCCAACAAACGGCTGACGGCTAGGCGCTTCAGGGCCGTCAAATTCGATATAGGCCCAATTCTGCGTGTTCGCCGTCGCCCATTTCTGAGCATCCGTCTCAAACGCGCCCTTGCGACCAATGAACGGCGTCTTGGGGGCCATGGCGACCATTTCGGTCGACGTGGTCCGCCAGTAGTTGAACATCTGCTGGGCGTCTTTGGCTCCGCGGATCAGGGAGCGAAAAACACGCTTGCCTTCCAGTGTGACCTCAGACCCATACACCGGAACAATCGGGATATAGACCCCGGCCCATTCGATGGTGTCCAGAACCTCAGCGCCGGAAATGATGTACTGCGTGACCTTGTGTGAAGCGACCTCGCGCTCACCCTGAACGGTCACCTGCTGACTATCGAGCCAGTCCTTGGCTTCCTTGTAGTCGTCGGCGTCCATCGTCTCACCAGACGACAGCAGGACGATCTTGCGCTTGACCTGTTCGCGGACCCAATACTCCGCGATCTGGATCATGTCGCCGTCGATCCACGGAGATCCGGCCCGCTTCCAGGCGTCAGACTTGAAGTCGGTCTGTTCGGCCTTGGGATACCGCTTCTTGAACTCGCGCTTGGTGATGTTCTCGGTGACGAAACAGAAATTCCAGTCCGAACTGTCAGCCGCTTGGCTGTAGCAGTCAGGGACTACCGAGAGCGTGTTGCTGATGCGCTCAATGACGATGTCCTGATCGAACGTGTCATCGTTGGCATATTGGGTGTTGATCCGCCAATAGCCGAACCCGCCAAACACCGCGCTTTCAAGGCCGGTGTCGTAGGCAACCTCGGCATTGGAGGACTGTTCGATGTTGCGGATGATACCGTTAAAGACCTCAGCCGTGTCTGGATCTGACCCATCGTCCACCGGGTGAATGGTGATGCCGGGCTTGTTCTTCCGTGCGTCGTTGACAACCTGGCGACCCATTGCAGCCAGCTTGTTGACGGTGAGACAGGGCCTGCCTTCCAGTTCCCGATCCTTGCGGACCTTTTCAGGCCACTGGTTCTCCAGCAGGGCGAAGTCTACGTCGTCCTTGAAGGCCTTGCGGTTCTGGTCGTCGTGCTCAATGGCCTTTTCGTAAAGCTCCAGAGCTTCTTCGATCAGGTCGTTACCTTCACCCTCGGAGGCCTCGTCGTCGTCATACATTACGATAACCAGCCTCCCTGTGAGTGATTGGCGACAGCAGCGCGGCGCTTCTCTTGAGGCTCTTCGTAAGCCGTCATGAGATAGCGCAAGGCGTCCGCCGCATGGCTTGTCCAATCATGCAGCGGGCCGAAGCTGACCTTGCGCTTGGGGTCGATCTTTTCGCGGTACTCACGAATGGCCCGAAGCCCAACGCTGCATTTGTCTTCGTCTATCCAGGTGCGCGGGATCATCCGGCGAACCGTTTCAATGCCGTCTTCAACACCGATGCGAGGCGCGAGGCGGGTTCTGAAACCCATGCTCTCCAGCATCTCGACGCGGCTCTTGCCTGTGCCCAATTCGCGGGCCTGTGCGTCGTGTGGCAGGATCAACGGAGCGTAGAGGTAGGGACGCTCCCGAAGCGCTCTGGCGTACCAGTCCAAAGCGACGCCGTTGTTTTCGATGTAGTCGATCAGCCGAATCTCACGGCCAAGGAATTGGGCCAGCCAGATGACCGTGGAATCCCCGATCCCCAAGTCCCAGGCTGCGTGAACCTCAAGAGCCGGATCGTATGGAACCCGCGTTATGCGCTTGGCTTCATCAGCCTGAAGCAGCAGCCGGGC